CATATTTTCTTGAATATTTTGATCTTTCTATCGAATATAGATTTTATAGAAATTGGTTTGTTATCGTTTTTGAATAAAAATAAAATCGATTTTTATTATTTTGATTTAAAGAAAATTATAAAATGTTTACTATTTCTAGAAATGTTCTTGGTAAGAATTTAGATTTTGAAGTCATTTATAATTCGATGATTGAACTATTGATATGTCCTATATGTCTTGACATTTTTACAAATCCAACTATGATTAAAACATGTATTCATGTATTTTGTTCTAAATGCTTAGAAAAACATATAGAATTCAAAAATTACCATTCTTGTCCAGAATGTAGAAACATATTCCATGAAACTAATTTAATTCATGATTTCAGAACTGAAAGATGTTTATCTACATTAAATGTAAAATGTTCAGAAAAAGAGTGTAAAAAAGAAATAAATATCGATAATATTGAGAATCACTTTTTAAATGATTGTGAATATTATCAACATCCTTGTAAATTTAACTGCGGTTCTGAATTCAATAAAAGTAATAAAATAGATCATGAAAATAATTGTATGAATAATCCTGTTGTTAAGATTAATTGTAATGCGTGTAGTGAGGAAATTTATGCTATATCTAAAAAAGAACATGACAAAAAATGCCCAGAAAAATGGCTACGTTGTGGATTTAAATGTTGTAAAGAAACTTTTAAACGAAAAGATTTAGAAAATCATAATGATCTTTTTATAAAACTTCATTTGCAATATTCTATGAAAAATTGGCATAAAGAACTTGCAGAGAAAGAAGAAATAAAAAATGAATTATCAAAAATAAAAAAAGATATAGAAGAATTATATGTTATTAGAAAAAGAATGAATTATAGACCAGTACATCTTGGATTTGGTAATTATGAATCTTTTTATGATTATCATAGTACTCAATATTTGTTTGAAAAAATAGATAATATTAAAAATTTCGAAGATGATGAATTTGAGATTATTGGGTTCAACAAAGGAACCGGAGACGAATTCGGAACAATTATATGGAAATGTAAAACAAAAAATGGTAAAGATTTCGAAGTTATAGGTAAACCTATTGGAACAACGTATGTTGAACAAAATGTTTTTTTAGAGAATTTAAATACATGCATCGGTAAAATGCTAAATGTTTCATATCTAAAAATAGACGAATTAGGTGTTCCGCGATTTCCGATTGGAACAACAATTAGAGATTTATGAATAAATTTTGAAATAAAAAAAAATTGATTTTTATTTTTTGCTAAAATATAAAAATTCAGATTACTTATTAACTACTAATATGAACACTACCACTACTAATAACAAAGTTTCACACCCATGCCAACATTGTGGAAAGATATGCTATGGAAAGCAATGCAAGGAATGTCATCTTAAGATGATTGCTATCCGCGATGCCATCTGTTGCGATTGCTCTAACAGTTTCCCCGCTCTTCGTAAAGATGGTACCAAGCGTGTCAGATGCTACGATTGCCAAGAAGTTTACAATGCGACTTTTATTGCCGAATGTCGCACTTGCGGTGATAAGTTCCATAAGAAAAATAAAGATGGGCGTGAATTCAATGAATGCTTACCATGTTACAAGAGAAAATTCGTCAAGTGTACAGATTGCGACAACACCACTCTAGTCGATTATCCGATGTGCAAGTCATGTTATGCTACCAAGAAAGAGTCCAAGAAAGAAAGAACACCACCGCATCGCCAACAGAAGACCAAGGAGTACGAGTTGCGCAAGTGTGCTACTCTTAGCTGTCCCAAGATGACAACATATAAGAACTGTTCTGATTGCAACAACAGCTACATGTCAGTTGCCAATCAATATATGCTATCTGTATGTCAGTATGATGGATGTGGGCTTAGATATAAAGGATATTATAAGTTTTGTGAAGAACATTCGTAATTTTCGTAAATAAATATAACAAATATAATTTTTAAACTAAATATAGTTTAAAAATAAATTGAATTTTTTTTCTACTTTTATAAATAAAATCAATCATTGTTTTAATATCATGGCTGCGTTTTATAAATTATATCCTTTTAGTGTTGATGATGAAGTAACTGTCCCATCTTATGAAGAATGCTGGATTAGAACAGAAGGTGTAATATGCGAAAAAATAGATGATAAGACTTATCGTGTACGTGCGAAAGTGCATCATCATTATAGTTATGAACTTGTATATCCTGTACATATAGATGAAATCAAAATAAAAAAACCTTTATTTACAGCATCAAAAGAATTTTATAAAAAACATAAAAAATTGAAAAAACACATGAATGAATATGGAAAATATAATAATATATTGATCTTTCATTGTTCTGCTATTCGTGATAATTTCAACTGTTCACGTAAATCTATTAAAGATTTAACAGATAATTATTATAAGTACTTACCTATCGCACATTGTATAGATGAATAAAAAATATAACATATTCTAAATAAATATAATTTTTAAACTAATTATAGTTTAAAAATTTATATGAACGATGGTGCATTCTCTGAATTTTAACCTTTATTGATCATATTCCTTTTTTAATTTTAACATATTTTCCAAAAATATATCATCATTAATTAATTCATTTTTCGCATATTTTGTTTGAATCAGTTTATCAACAATTTGTTTCAACTTTGTTTGTTCACATTCAATTTTTAGTTTTTCACCTGTTAATATATTGTATAAATAATAGTTAGTTTCTTCATTTTTATTTAAATACATATATAATGCAAGTTGTATGATATGTTTATTTTCTAATTTTTCTGTACATTTAAATTCGTAAACATTATTATCGTCAACGCAATCTACACTTCCAGATAGAAATATATTTTTTATTTCAGGTTCAGAACTTAATAAACTTTTTTCAAATTCTGCATTTTTTGAAATGTTTAATTGATTCATTCTATTTAGACATTGTCTAAGTTGATGTTTATTTATCCAATTATACTCAGTAATTTGGTCGATTTTAAAAATGTAACCAGATACGAACGCATTAAAACAATTTGAAATATATAATAAATCTCGAATTCGTATCTTATCATTTAAATTAATACTATTCAAATTATTATTTTTTTTTTCAATATTTTTAATACCGTCTTCAAATTTATTATCTTGTAAAATTTTTAAAATACTCATTTCTCCTTTCAATGTAAATTCGTAAAAAGCGGGTATTGCAGTTCCTGTTATATCATCTACAAGTTCAACTGTTGAGTCTTGTTGATATATTCTCAAATCAATATCTATTTTTTCTTGTATGTCTCTCACGGTTGTTATAGTTAGAAATTTTATACATTCATCAAAAATCTCATCTCGCGTATGTCTTATTAATTCTGTTATGGCAGTATTCTTTTTTTTGTAAAATTTCGAAGTTTCTTCGATTTCAATATCACGACTTATTTCAATATCTGAATATATTTCAAGATAATTTCTATCTAAAAAAGGAAGATAATTTTTTTTAAAATGATGGAATAAAATTAATATTTCTGTGGATCTTGAATTTGAAACATAAAGTTCGTTTGGACAAACGTATGGACATCTATCAGTTTTAAAAAATTCAAAATATGAACTATCAAAATTAAAAACAAGTGTTACTTTTCTTTCTAAGCCTTTTGCTTGATGAAAAGTTGAAAAAACCAATTTATTTTCTATTATATCACTGTCTAATATAGATTCGTCAGATGTAGGTACAAATATTGGTATCTTATTACCATATTTATTTTTAATCCTATTTTCTAATCTTCTAACTGGTGTTCCAGTTGATTTTAATGATGGCGCAAGAATAAATATATCTTTATATTCTATTTTCAAAACTTCAATAATATAAATTAATTCATTCATTGGAGTGTTTCCATATACGTCGCAAATATTATACTTTGGTTTTTTTCCACTAATTTTTGTTGAGATAATTCTATCTTCTTTTAACATGCATTTATTTATAAAATCTGATATTTCTCGAGTTAAACGAAAACTCGTAGATAATTTACATTTTGAAAATGAAATATTATTGAAATCATAAAGTTGATCTCCATAAGTAATAAATCTTCCATCAGCATTTTTATAATCAAAAATACTTTGTTTTTCATCTCCAAAAATACAAACTTTAACTTTATTTTTATTTTCATGAATATTATCTTGAAAAATTTTACAAGCAACTATGTAATAAAGAGGAGTGACATCTTGCGTTTCATCAAAAATTATAATATCGAAATAAAATGGATTACTTGGAACCATCTTTTTTTTTAAAAGACAATATTCTATATCAGAATCTTGTTTACATCGTTTGTGGTAATAATTAACACAAAAAGAATGGTATGAATGAACTTCCATATTTTTGATTCCATTTTTTATAACTTTTTCTTTTGTTTCTATCCTTAGTTTTCTACTATAAGTTACTAATAAAACTTTTTTAAATTGAAATTGCTTCGCTATATATAAAGCACAAGTTGTCTTTCCACTACCTGGAACACTATTTACAATTACATTGTTTTCATGTAAAAGATTTATAACTGTTTGCTGTTCATCTGAAATTATTGGAAGATGATTTTCTAAAACCATTTATACTTTAAATTAGTATATCTTTAAATTAGTATATCTTTAAATTAGTATATCTTTAAATTACTATCATACTATCAATCATTTTCCAAACGTTTCGAAAATGATTAAAATTTACATAAATGATGGTACATTCTCTGGAGCATTAATCAAATACTTTTTTGTATTGATATCACTCATTAACATGGCACATACACTAAATGTACTATCTGCAGTCCCAACAATCAATTTATTACAATGAGATAATAAATTTAATTCAACATAACCAACTAATACATTATATTTATCATTACTAAACTTATTACCTGACGTTGACTTTGTATTACACAATTCTTCTGGTGGGTTATAGATAACAAGTTTATTACCAAGCGCACTCGCGAAATTAATATATGTCTCCATATCATCTGTTGCTAGAAAAACACCATTATTTACATTCTTACACCAGTCTTTTGATTGTTGAATCAATATTTTATTAATATCTTTCCAATTATAATCAGCAAAACCACCATCAGATCGTCTAACATGAATTCCTATCATATTTTCACGGAAATTTTTTAGATTTGAATCAATTTCTAATTTTAAATCATCATTTGGTTGTAAATCATATTTCAATACATCTCCAAACTCTTTACCAATTGTATCAACTACAAACTCTTGTGGTTTGGCTATTACACTTCTTAAATTCTTGAAAATACTATTTTGATCATCTTCAGATGATATAATTGTATATAAAGCATAATTTATAAATACATTATCATCTCCAGATACATCTACTACATGATCTTTATTTTCCCAATAACGAAATTCATATGTTTTTTGATGATCTACTTTTACATCTTCAAGAATATTATCATTTCTCTTAAAAATATCACTGAATTTACATAATTCACCATGATATGCTATACATGATCTAACTGGAGTATAAGTCCAAACTATATTTACTTTTTTTTTATATTTCTTTCCAAGTCTCATTACTGATAAGAGAGCATTCAATCTGTTACATAACCCATTATGAAGAACAACTGTGATTATCATTTTATATTGTAATTTTAATTGTTTAAATATAATTTTATTTATTAAAAATTATATTATAATTACATACTTGTCATAGTTGCTAATTCATTTTTAAAAACTGTATTATCATCTTTCATAAAATTGATTTCACTTGCTTTTGATATCATATTTGATAATTTTTCATCATCTATTGTTCCATCCTCATTTGTCCAATAATTTTGTGCTAATTTTGTTGTCGCTTTTAAGATTCCGTTTTCTGTTAAGAGATTTGTAAGTTTTTGTGCATTTATATCTTTTTCTAATTCTCCAATTTCATTCTTAAATTTAAATATTTTACGACTTGAATCTGTGCATAAATAAGTTAGATTTCCATTATTGTCTTTTAGAATATAATTATATGCAAATCGAGCTACTCCTTTCTGTCCTTCAGATATAACCTCTATTGAATATTTATCATCAATTAAATTTTTTATATCATTATCATTAAAATTGAATGTTGTCATATTCAATATTTTATTATTTATTGTTGTATTATTTGTTGTAGTCGTACTTTTCATAACTGCTGTTTTAGTAATTGATATGATTTGTTCTTGCGAAGATTTCAACTCATCTTTTAAAGATTTATTTTGTTCTTCTAAAATTTTATTTATTTGTTTTAATGTGTTAAATTCATTTTGAAAATATTGAACATTATCTTCTGACATTTTATTTTCTTCTTTTAATTCTTTATTTTCTTCTTCTAATTCTTTATTTTTTTTTGTTAAAAATTGTACACAAGTATATTCATGACAAACTAAGTCATTTGATGATAGAAAAAAAACACTACATCCTCCACATGTATGATGTTTCTGATGTTTTAAAATACAATATTTAGCAGTTCGTTGATGTTTTAATAACGATTTATTATTCAAAAATGTATTATTGCAAAATGTACAATTCATTTATTTATTATTATATTATAAAATTAAATTTTTAAATTAGAATTCACCGGTACCAAAAATTGGTGACGTTTTGGCGCCACCCTTATTTTTATTCACCCACAAAAACAGTCTTTTATGAAAAATGGTACCAAAATGGTACCATTTTGGCGCCAAAAAAAATGAAAAATTTTCAAAAAAATATATTTTAAATTGCTTTTCAGTATAAATGACTATTTTAAACTCATTTCTTACTTATGAAATTCAATTTGACCTGTATATAGTTTAATTTTATGTAAAATGATTTTTTAAACTATATTTCAATCGTATGTTTTACATTAAACGAGTTTCAGTTTGATTTTAGTCGCTCATGAAAAATTACAGCGCCAAAATGGCACCATTTTTTGCACTATTATTTTTAAAAAATTACCTTGAAAATAGTCTTTGATGAAAAAACGTCGCCAAAATGGTACCGTCGAATTGTCTTGAGCCGGTGTTTTCAGTATGAATTATTCGGTATACTAAAAACGCAGTCTAAAAATAAAGTAGACTGCTTTTTGAGTTCAAAAATTGATTTTCGGGCAATTTTTTTTGTCAACACACACATTTTTTTGTGTGTGTGTTGACGATTTTTATCCCGGATTTTAAAAAGTCACAAATTTTCTTTTTCTTCTTTTTTTCTTTTTTTTCTTCTTTTTCTTTTTTTTTAGAAATGAAAATCTTTTTATAAAAATTATTTTTTATAAAAAAAAGTTTTGTTTTTGAAAAATAAATTTCTTTTCTTTTCTTAATTTTTTTGAAAATAAATTTACACAACTGATAGAAAAAACATACCCTCCACATGTATGATTCTGATTTTGTTTTGTTATACAGTATTTAGTAGTTCGTTGATGTTTTTATTGATAAATGTTTATAAAATTAATTTTTTAAATTATAATTCACCTTCGCTAAAAAATGGTGACGTTTTGGCGCCACTCTTTTTTCCAATTAACCTTAAAAACAGTCTTATATGAAAAACGGTACCATTTTAGTACCATTTTGGCGCCAAAAAAAATGAAAAATTTTAAAAAAAATATATTTTATATTGCTTTTCAGTATAATGATAATTTTTAAACTGTTTTCCTGCTTATGAAATTCAAGTTAACCTGTATATAGTATAATTTTATGTAAAATGATTTTTTAAACTATATTTCAATCTTATGTTTTACACTAAACGAGTTTCAGTTTGATTTTATTCGCTCATGAAAAATTACGGCGCCAAAATGGTACCATTTTTTACGCTATTTTCTTTTTAAAGTAACATCAAAAACAGTCTTTGATGAAAAAACGTCGCCAAAATGGCACCGTCGAATTGTCTTGAACCTGTGTTTTCAGTATGAATTATTCGGTATACTAAAAACGCAGTCTAAAAATAAAGTAGACTGCTTTTTGAGTTCAAAAATTGATTTTCGGGCAATTTTTTTTGTCAACACACACATTTTTTTGTGTGTGTGTTGACGATTTTTATCCCGGATTTTAAAAAGTCACAAATTTTCTTTTTCTTCTTTTTTTCTTTTTTTTCTTCTTTTTCTTTTTTTTTAGAAATGAAAATCTTTTTATAAAAATTATTTTTTATAAAAAAAAAGTTTTGTTTTTGAAAATTATTTTTCTTTTCTTTTTCTTTTTTTTTAATAAATATATTCATTATATTTGATGATAGAAAAACATACTACATCCTCCACATGTATGATGTTTCTGATGTTTTAAAGTATATATATATAGATTTTTGTGTGGATTTACTTATACACATATGCTTATATTTGGTTTAATATTTTTTTTATAGGAGCAATTCTTATAACAAAACCTAAAAATGTTGTTATTCATTTAAATTTTTGATAATCTTTTCGTACGACTTTTCGATCTTGATTTTTTTCTTTTACGACTTTTCTTACGACCTTTCGATTTAGACTTCCTTCTTTTATTTTTCTTATGAAATCCAGAATCTGATTTTGCTTCTAAAAAACCACATATAACTGATACAACATCCATATTCACAAGAGTATTTTCAAAAGATAACACAATTGTCTTTGAAATATCTATCTCATCTATAATAACTGTAACTTCAGGATATTTTTTTTTAATTGAGTCTATAACTTTGTTGTCACCAGTTTTTTCAATACGTAATATAATAGTTTTTAAGGAAGTACAATTACCAAAAGCTTCTGCCCCGATTCTTTCAATACTATTAGGTAATGTTATAGTTGTTAAAGAAATGCAACTGGCAAAAGCACGAAATCCAATACTTATAACACTATCTGGTAAAATTATACTAGTTAACCCATTGCAACTAGTAAAAGCATATTTCCCAATAGTTTTAAGAGTTTTTGATAAATTTATATTATTTAAAGAAGTACAATTACCAAAAGCATCTTCCTCTATACTTGTAACACTATCTGGTAAAGTTATAGTACTTAAAGAAGTGCAACCAGCAAAAGAACCTTCCGCGATACTTTTAAGATTTTTTGATAAAGTTATACTATTTAAAGAAGTGCAATTAGAAAAAGCATAATCCAATGTACTTTCAACACTATCTGGTAAAGTTATAGTACTTAAAGAAGTGCAACGATTAAAAGCATAATGCCCAATACTTTTAAGAGTTTCTGGTAAAGTTATAGTACTTAAAGAAGTGCAACGATTAAAAGCATAATCCCCAATACTTTTAACACTATCTGGTAAAGTTATAGTACTTAAAGAAGTGCAACCATTAAAAGAACCTATCGCAATACTTTCAACACTATCTGGTAAAGTTATAGTACTTAACTTAATGCAACCATTAAAAGCATTCGCCTTTATAATTTTAAGAGTTTTTGGTAAATTTATAGTACTTAAAGAAGTGCAACCAGCAAAAGAACCTATCGCAATACTTTCAACACTATCTGGTAAAGTTATAGTACTTAAAGAAGTGCAACGATTAAAAGCTAAATCCCCAATACTTTTAAGAGTTTCTGGTAAAGTTAAAGTACTTAACTTAATGCAACCATTAAAAGCATTCGCCTCTATAATTTTAAGAGTTTTTGGTAAAGTTATAGTACTTAAAGAAGTGCAATCAGCAAAAGCATTCTTCCCTATACTTGTAACACCTTCTTGTACTATTACATAAACTGCATCTTTTCGTACTTTTATTTTACCATTATATTCTTCCATTTTTATTATATAAAAATTATTTATAAAAAAAAGTTTTGTTTTTGAAAATTATTTTTCTTTTCTTTTCTTTTTTTTAGAAATCATAATTTAAGAAATTAAAATTATTTAAAAAGATGTTTAAACATATACTATTGTTTTTTACTTTTATTTCATTATCATTTTCACAAAACTGTTATACACCAAAAGATCTATCCAATAAAGGTTTGGTATCTTATCAAAACAAAGTTTATGATATAAAAAATTATGTTCATCCTGGCGGACAAGATTTTCTCTTATTATCAGTTGGTAAACCATTAGAAGAATATTTTAATATGAATAAATATAGTTTTCATATAGCATCTAATCAAGTTGCAAAAGATTTACAACAATTATATATCGGTAATCTACAAAATAATTGTCTTGAAAATAATAATAACAAAACAAATAATAATATTACAATAACAAAAAATGTATTTAATGATTCTAATATTTTTTATTCTACAATAACTTTCTCATTATTTTTTTTGTTTTTATTAACTATATTATCGCTAAATTTCTTTAATTGTTATTATTTAAACAAAATTGTTTATTTATATTGTTTAGGATATTATTCAAGAGATATCATATTATTTTATGTTATATACTTATTTTGGTGGACTAGTTTACTTGTTTTATCTTTTGTATATAACAAAAACGAAGATATACTTACAAAATTAGGCATTTGGATATCTTTGAATATCGCATTTAGTCTATTACCTATAACAAAAAACAGTTTATGGATATATTTATTTAGAATACCATATACAAAACTTATGAATATACATAAATTAATTTCTGTTTTATGTTTGATTTCTGTCTTTGTAAAGGTTATTACAATTATTGTATTATATAAATTTACTTATTTATACAGAAACATAAGTTCTATATTTGGAACAGTATGTTCTTTATCAATATTTTTAACTTGTATATTATCAATGCCAATTATAAGAAAGAAATTTTATGAATTGTTTTACTATTCACATCGTTTTCTTTACTTAATTACAATAATATCAATGTCATTTCATTATATTATATGTCTATATTATGTTATGCCATCTTTGATATTATATATAATAGATATAATAATTAGATTATTCAATACAAGAAAAGCTATTTATTCTAAAATAAAAGTATATGATTCTTATATTTTTATTTATTTATCATTTGTAAAGCCAATTAAAATCAATCCAGGATGTTATTTCTTTGTTTGTAGTAACAAAATATCAAATTTAGAATGGCACCCGTTAAGTTTGATTTTAGAAAAAAACGATAATATGTTATTTTGCGTTAAAAATATGGGAGAAAATTCATGGAGTAATAATTTAAAAAAATTAGAAAATAATGAATATTTATTTAATAAGAACGATAATATTTATTTACAAGGTCCATATTATCACATTAATCTTAATTATGATTACGAATATATTATAAATATAGCAAATGGAATAGGCATTACACCATTTTTTTCAATACTAAAAAAAATTAATAATATAATAACAGAAAATGATAAGACAATAATAAAAAAAGTTGTTTTCATCTGGATTATACCTGATATGTCATTTGTACTACCTTTTATGGACTGTTTTAAATATCTTGATAATATTGATATACAAATTTTCTTTACAAAAGAAGATGATGATTATGAAGATGAATCTCTGAATTTTGCGAAATTCTTTTATGAAAAACCTATTATATTTGATTACGTTAAAAATTTTATTGAAACAAATGAAATTAATGATAATAAGAAAGTTTCTATTATTTCATGTGGATCAGAAAGTTTGTTAAAAGATATTTATTACACTTGCAGTTACTACGGAATTGAATTATATAATGAAAGTTTCATTTAAAAACATATATTCTTTTAATTAAAAATGATTAAAAGAATTTATATAACAGTATTCAACTTTTTTATTTTATCTGTTTCATCTCAAAGATGTTTTATTATGACTGATGTAATGAATAGTCAATCTTTATTTACATACCAAGGAAATGTATATGATATCGTTAATTATGTTCATCCTGGTGGCCGTACTGCTATTTCACAAGTTGTCGGAACAGCATTAGAGCCTTTTCTTCAACAACCAAGATATAGTTTTCATTTAACATCAAATAGATTTAGAAATGATTTACCAGGATTAATTGTTGGAATTTTAAGAGATAATTGTCAACCAATTGTAACTACTGTATTACCTCCACCAATTCTTACAACCATAGCACCTTTACCAATTCTTACAACCATAGCACCTATACCAATTGTTACAACCATACCTTCAACACCAATTATTACGACAATAGTACCTCCGCCAATTACTACATCAGGTGTACCTCCACCAGTAATTACAACTGTATTTCCAACAAATTGTATACCACAAAATTTGGATTTAAATGTATCTTATAATCAGCAAAATTTGATTGCTGATTATAATATAAACAATATTTATCAAGATTTGAATTATATTAAAATGTCATTGCTTGAAAACATCGGTGGTACTCGTATATCGTCAACAAATTATATACAATATGGAAAAGTTGATATAACAATGAAAACGCCAAAAGGTTTTAATGTAATAACATCATTTTATATGGAAACAGATAATGGAGAGATTGTTAATTTTAATATTATTAATAAAGATACTGATAAATTATCTATAATAGATACAAATTTTTATGATTCTAATTTAGATTATAATGCTAATTCTAAATCATACGACCAACCAGTAATTTTATCTGAAACATTTACAAAATATAGTCTAATAAAAATGACAAATTATTATGAATGGCAGGTAAATGATGTTACTTTACGTGTATTGAATGTAAATTCTACAAATAATTTAAGTAAAATCAGAATAAGTATATGGGAAGCGCCTCCTTCTGTATGGGGTGGACCAGGTATACAATGGGTTATGAATCCATTTGATTTATTAATTTCAGGATTTAACGTAAATTGTTCAATTATGAATAATAAATCAATAGATAATACATCTGAAGATTGTAATGTTACTGTTTCAGATCCTAATAATAGTTCTAACTTAAATCCAAATATAAACTTGATGATTTTAATTGTTCTTTTCTTTATTTTCTAAAAAAAGTTGAAGAAAAAATAAAATTGAAAATTTATAAAAATATATTTTAGAAATCAAAATGGTTGAACAAAACAATTATTATATTCATGCTAAATGCCAGCAATTAGCTGAGGTATATAAAATATGTAGAATACATATTGCTTTAGAATTAGCGGATGAAAATAAAGACTGGGTTTCATTTAAAATCATATATAGATACGCGCCAGATTTTCTAAAATCACATATAAATATGACAAATAGCATTTTAGAATACAATTATTTATATCTTTCAGAAGAAGAACAACAAAATTTGTTTTCTTTAGATTAAAGTTTTATTATTTGCTTTTTAAGTTAGAAAAATAATTTTATATAATATTCTTATTATATAAATAAAATGTTTTTCATTTCTACTTCATCAATTTTTAGTCATTCTTTATCAATTTTCTATGCTATTATAATCGTCTTATTATTAATTTAATTTCTGATTACTGGTACATAGTGATTTCCTTGCCATTCTATTTCTATCGCACCTAAATAATTACCATTAGATGGAATAAACTCGATTTTCTTATCATGTTTTCGGTCTATATAAACTATAATTTTTATATTCCATAAATTACACGCCGCTTTTATTTCTAAACCACCTCCCCACGTTGTTGTACTTCTCATTTTATTAATATAATTTGGATCTTCCATATCTAATACAACTTTTGTATCTAATCCGTCGATAATTTGATTATTACTTTCTAAATAATCACATACTTTTTGACGAGTTTGATAACTATTAATTTTTAAAAAATATGAGATTGAATCAAATAAACATGACATTTTATGACTTTAATTTATTATTATAAATTAAATTTTTTCACTTATTTCGATTGCCATTTTTTCATATGGATGCTCACATTTTTGGTCATTACATGGATTGTAATAAACATCACTTAAACTATAAGGTTTGTTATTATAATAGACACATTTATATTCTACATTATTTTTATCTACATATACCCAATCATCTGTGTCAATATTTGCTCTAATCATATCAGATTCGCTTCTTTTACGAATTTTTTTATAATTATTCATATTTATATATGTTTCAACATCATTTGGATATAATTTCTGATATACATGCGCTTTTTCATGTAATAGGGTTTTAGCAAAACTTGAATCAGTTTTATGTGATAAAGTATGTCTAGAAAATATAATTGTATCATAGCGAGTATGACTTAATCCAGATTCATAATATGTTCCATCAATCAAACCAAATTTCCAAGGTATAGCACAACATTTATTACCATCAAACCACGGAAAAGATATATTTTTTATTTTATTATCTAATTGATTAATTATTTTTTTTATTCTTTCTTTCTCTTTCTCGGTAAAATCAATTACATTTTGTTTTATTTTTTCTTTATATTCTGTTATATTAGATGTTCTTCTAGCGATAAGATCTGAATTATAAAATCTAGAATAGTAATTATCAGAATCTTTAGTTAATATATCTTCTAATTCATTTTTAGATAAAAATATTATATTATTTTCATAATTCTCGAATGTATATGAACAGCATGAAGATGATTTAGTTTTATAAATATCATACCAATACAATAACAACATAATGGTAATAAAAAGAATTATAATCATATTTTATTTTAACTAATTTTTTTTAAAATTTATTTATAACTTAAAAAATAAATGAAAACTCCTTTATAAATAATTTTAAAAAATCATTTATAAATTGAAAAACTAGAACCAGTTTTTATCATACCACATTTTGTATAAAAACTATCCAATTCCATTTTACAATTTAAAACTATTTTATAACAATTAAACTTGTTTATTCCCAAGTCCAATAGATATTCTACTATTTGTTTTCCGTAACCTTTTCCACGATATTGTTCATTTGTAACAACATCTTCAATATGACCTACAGATTGATATATTTTATTTTCAATTAATAATTTAGCAGTTGATATTATATCGTTATTAATTTTTAATAAATAAATAGAATCTATATTCATATTATATGAATCAGATGTATAACTATTCATTTGATATAAAATATCTCGATATTTATCTATATCTTTAGTTTCTAACTTTGTAATATATGGAATATTTGAGAAATTTCTTATAGTATCAACAATATATTTTAATTTATCTTCATCTAACCACCAACCAACTGGAATAGATACAATTTGTGTTTCAATTACGTCTAGATTTTTTAGATCTGTACACAAAGCACTCTGAAGACATGAGTGTTTATCATTTCTTGCATGAACTTGACTTGTTACAATATTATTGTCTTTCATATATTCGATAAACTCATTTTTTCTTCCATTAAGTATTTTTATTGTATATATCCAATAAGATGGTTTAATATTTTCATTACCGTAATTAAACAACTCTATACAATTAATATTCTTTAAATGCTTATTATAATAGTTTCCATTATTATTGCATTTATCTATGTTTTCTTGTATATTTATAATATTAGCTAATCCTATACTTGCGTTAATATCATTCATGTGAAATTTATAGCCATATTCTGTAATATCCGGTTCAAGACGAAAATCACTACCCGGTAAAGATCTTTTTTCTCTATCTATACCAAACCATCTCAAAAGTTTTGCTCTTTTATAGAATTCTTCATTTGGTAAAAATATCAATCCACCATCACCTGTTGTAAGGTGTTTAATTGCTTGTAAACTAAAAACACAAATGTTTCCATGAGTTCCTAATTTTTTACCATTAAATTCAGATCCAAATGCATGAGCGCAATCTTCAACCACATTGAGTTCATTCCCATAAGTATTTTTAGCATATAATTTAAGTTCTTCCACGACTTCTAGATCAACTGGGACACCTCCCCAATGAACAAACGATAAAACTTTAGTATTTTTATTTATCTTTCTTTTAACATCATTTAAATCGATATTACAAGTATTTGGATCTGTATCAGCCCATAAAATATTAAGATTATTAGCTAGAATAGAAGCATTTGTAGCAAAACATGTTAAAGGAGTTGAAATAACATAATCATCTTTTTCTAAATTTAACAAACGATATGCTAGAGTTAAACCTGATGTAGCGGAATTTAATGTTAAAATATAAGGATAATTGAAATATTCTTTTAATTTACTTTCGAATTCTTCAACTTTAGAACCTTGTGTAATCATACCTGATTTAAGAGTAGGTAAGATAAAATTATTAATATCATTATTCATATTAACTTTGAATAGAGGAATCATTATATATTATAATTTATATATTATCTATTTAAATTATAATTCAAGCCATTTTTTATTTTTTACAGTCCATAATATAGTATTTTTTAATGATTCATCAAAATTTACTGGTAAACGCCATCCCAAATCGAATAGTTTATTTCCATCTAGAGCATATCTTTCATCATGACCTGGTCTATCTGAATGATAATCTACTAATTCATATATTAATTCTTTTTTTAATACTTTTGATATAAACTGAGCCATTTCCAAATTATTTACTTCTTTTTCTCCTGTAATATGATATAATTCACCTAATTTTCCATTTTCAATTAGAAATAAGACAGCCGCTGCGATATTTCTAGAGTGTATATAAAATCGACTTCCTGGTTTAGTACAAGTTTTATCAGAATGTATATATATTTTTTCGTTATTCAATATTGATTTAATACATTTAGGTATAAATTTTTCAACATGTTGTCTTTCTCCAAAAGCATTCATAACATTTACAGTTATTAATGGTAAGTTATATGTATTGTTATACGAATAGCATATTTGTTCAGCTGCGGATTTAGATGCAGAATAAGGATTTGTTGGGTTATGTCGATCTGTTTCTTTATAAGAAAAATCATCTGGTGCTGAACCATAAACTTCATCTGTGCTAAAATAAAAAAATTTATCTAATTTTACGCATTTTCTAGCATATTCTAATATATTTAAAGTGCTTAATATATTATTTGAAACAAATGAAACAGGTTCTTTGATTGAATTATCAACATGAGTTTCAGCGGCCATATGAATAATATAATCTATATCTAAACCAATCTCTTTAATTATACCTTCTGATATAGGTAAACATAAATCAATTGTAAATAATCTAATTCTTTTATTTTCAATTAATCCACAATCTCTAAGTCTTTCTATACCATTACTAGCATAACTTAATTTATCAAATATTATTATATCCCAATTAGTTTTTCTATATACATGTTCAACGAAATGGCTTCCGATAAAACCACAGCCTCCTGTAACTAAAATTTTTGTCATTTATAATAATTATAATAGTATTTTAAATTATTATAATATAAAAGTTTTTATTTTATCTATTGGGAAATTATTTTCAATATTATAGTTATTTTTCGAGAATTCATATAATTTATTTGCTTTATTATCTCTTTCTTCAGGGTTATTTAGATAATATATAATTTTATTTTTTAATTCGTCAACTGTTGTATAATAATCAATATAATCACCAAATATATCATTTTCTATAATATTGTCGCCAATCTTTTCGGTGATGAAAAATATTTTATTACTTAGTAAAAAAGATAATCTAAACATATCATTAGTTTTTAAAATTTCTGGATCTCTACTAGCAATAGTAATTACAATTTTGGATCTTGATAATATTTTAGATTTTTCATTATAATCATATAAATCATTATTTCTTATAATAAAATTAATATTATTTTCATTTGAGAATTTTGTAATATCTGTCAAAATATTTTTTCTTCTTTCTGTTATTGCTCCATAAAATAATATATCAATATCTTTATTAACAGATGCTAATACAGTATTGTATATTGTTTCGTGTAATTCACAATATCCTATTGGTAATATAAAATAATTACTTATATTAATATTTTTATACACATTTTCATTACCATATGAATAATCTATTATAAATAAAGCATTTTTTATAACATTATTTAGCATATTTTCCCAATATTCAACATTTAATGGTTCTGTATTTATCATTATATATTTATTAGGTGTTTCACCATTATTGAAAATACCTATCCATAATTCATTATTATTTTCAATATTATATTTTAAGTCATAATCTATTTTATTTTTATTAAGAATATACATAAAAATTTCAATTATATGATGTAAACAATTATGTAATTCATATATTTTTATTTTATTCATTTTATCTATTGAATTTATATTTTAAGTAATTTTTTAATTTAAAAATTAAATTAAAAATGAATTTAGAAACTTAAAATTGTAAAATTAAGAAATGGAAAATACATTAGAACAAAAAAATTATCTTATAAATGCGTATCTTGAGGATGAAATAGATAGCGATGAATGGTTTAATCCATATATTGATCCAAGAAATGGTTATATACCTATATGTAGCCAGTGTAATATAGATTTTGAAAATTTTAAAAAGAGTAATATACAAGATGATATGGAAGTAGAAATGAAACATACAAAAGCTTGCTTATGGGGAGATTACTATATAAAAAAAATTAGAAATATATGTAAAAGCGCAAAAATAGTTAGAAAAATAAAAATAAAGAAAAAGAATTAAGTTTTTTATATTTTCTATTTCATAAAAAATTATGTTTTATTCTATCAATAATTTATGGTCATTTGGACGGTATCGAAATAATTATATTTTTAATTTTGATTTAAGGAAATAAAATATATAAATAAAAATGTATCGCCAATTTTTAAAAACTTATATCGAAACTGATAGATTAAGAGAAATTAATAGAAATTGTCCTGAAAATGTTAAATTTTGCAATTTTATTTGTCAAGATTTTAGAAATAAAGATGAATTTAGTGGATTAAATACACATACATTTTGTAATAAATGTAGAAATATTTTAAATTTAGCTGAAAAACAAATTTCAGATAAAAAGATTACAGTGGAACAATTTAAAGAAAATCCACAAATAGTAAATGGAATAGATATTGTTCTTGATACTCTAAAAGAATGTGTTACTTGTAAACAAAAAAAAACTATAGATCAATATGATACTAAAAAAAATGAATGCAAGGCTTGTAGAGCGATTAAAACAAAAGAAAGAAATGAAAAAGATATTGATATACTAATTTCTGATGTAACAAAATTAAAAGATAATTTAGACGCTTTAGAAAGATTTGTTACGGATATACCTAAGGATAGACTTGTAAAAGTTATATCTCATTTTAAAATTGGTAGAAAAGCAACTGATACTAAAGCTAAAATGATTTGGAATGTTAAAGAACATTTTAGATCTTTATTAAATCCCTTTATATGTAAAGGTGGGTGTGGTTATACTTTACAGACTGAATTTTCAACATGCAATGATTGTGACAAGAAAAATGAGAAACCTACTGCTATTGAAAAAATGGTTGAATTTGATGAAAACCTTGTCTACATTGTAGAAAATTTAGAAGAAATTACAGAAGATAAAATGTCTCTTTACAATAGAGAACAATATTATAAAATAGCGAATTGTCTTGGTTTAAAAGTTCAGCAAAAAACAAAAAAAGATGAAGTTGTCATAATGATAAATAATGCTCTTATGAAAAGAGAACAAGAAAGAAAAGCCTTAAAAGAAGAAGATGAAAAAACTTGTCATATGGAACTTAATGGAATAATGGTAACTGCAAGACATGATGATGGTTATATAAACGCTACTTCACTATGTAAGGCAGGTGGTAAAAAATTTAATGATTGGTATAAAACTGATATAGCAAAAAATCTGATTGAAACATTAAAAAAAGATTTACAAATTTCTGATGATTTAAAATTAGTTGATATAAAAAAAGGTGGAAATCCAAAAAATCAAGGAACATGGCTTCATCCAGATCTTGGAGTTCCATTAGCACAATGGATTTCATCTGATTTTGCAATACGTGTAAGTAGGTGGATGAGACAACTATATATTACAGGTAGTGTAAGTTTAACAGATCAAAAGACCAATAAAGAACTTTTAGAATTACAAAATAAATATGCGGAAATAGATACAGCATACAAAAATCTTGATAAAAAACATAAAAGTTTGTTATATAAACGTGAATATTATAGGTTTAAAAAAGGTCCGTCTTTTTATATTATTAGAGAAACTGATAATATGTATAAGGTTGGTATTGAAGGTATTGATGTAAATGAACGATTTAGAACAGAAAGAACAACATGTCCAAAATTAGAAGTATTATTTTTAGCATATACACCAAAAGCATTACTGATTGAGACATGTATGTTATCCAGATATGAGACTAAAAAACTTGCTTTGAATCATGAAGTAATCGTAGATACTACAGATGCTGAATTAATTGATGGTGCCAAAACAATTATAAATTTTCTAAATATAAAAGTTAATATTGAATCGTTTGAAGAATTAAAAAAATATAATGATACGCTTTAAAAAAGAAGATTTTATTGTAAAACATGTTATATGTTTTATAATAAAAATCCAGTTGGTTATTCACAATAGCTAACCTTAAATGAGGGAAAATTATTTTATGATGCGAACAAATCAATATAGAGTTTTCTTTAATTGAAATGATATATTTATAATAGGTTTTTACCCTCAATGGTAAAAACTAGAGCCGACACTTGAAAAATAGTAAAATATACCGACATTTCAAAAATTGTAAAACGATACGAATATATTCGTATCGTAAATTTTAAGTATAAAAACAAGTATAAAATATTATTTAATCGAAAGGATCCACATAATCAGGGTTATATCTATCATCGTGGAATTGTCGGTATTCAGGACAACCGAATTTCCAATCTTCTGGAATTTTAGGTGCTTTATACCAGAAAACACATTCTTTCCAATCATTTGACCTAGTTTGATTCGAGATATACAAGCAACAGTAATCATCGGTAAGTTGATCCATCAGCGTACAAAATAAATTAAAGTCTGGAATAACACTAGCGTAATTTTCCCATAAAGACCGTCTATTTTTCAATATTGGTTCTCTAAGGACAAAAACACCATCTACGTTGGTCCTCACTACTGGTTTCACATCCATAGCGTATTGCAGGGAGACTATGTACCACATACTCCAATGTCTCCCTCTTTTATACATCCCTTGCTGTAAAGGCGTGTTAAAAACTCTTACATCATCGGTGCAGTCATCCAAAATAATAACAGCCCAAGGATTTGGGAGATGTTGTTTGGCAATTTTTTGTCGTCTTATAAAACTCTTGATTTGGTCTTCGTTATACTCGTTAAAAACAAAAGTACTAGGCATAATTTTCCTAAAAAACCCATTACTATCTTCAGAACCAGAGAAAGCAATGCCAACGGGAAAAATATGTTTCTTAGCGTAGAGTAAACTAGCAATCAATGTAGACTTACCTGTGTTTCTAACGACATCGAAAGTACCTAATAGAAATCTATGATTACCGTCAAGTGTAAATCCAAAGTATTCTCCATGACCTTTAGGAGTAACTTTAAAATCAAGTATTAAATTATTTTTTCTATTTTTATATTCCGAATTATTGAAATTCTTACAAGGAATTTCATCAATATTTCCAGAAATAAAAGATCTAAAATATGTTTTAATAGTATTTTTATCTTTACAGAATTTTTCAGTTTTCTTTTTGTAAGCAGAAAGACCTAAAGAACGAACAAGATACAAAAGATCATCTAAAAATGATTCATCTTTATGAACAATATCAAATCCATTTCCATCATAAAAAGCATTATTATCTAAAATTCCAGCGAGTAATTGTAATCTGTTATATCTAGAGTTAATGATATACTCTTTTGGAATGGTATCTTTTGACGAAGAACCGACGTTGTATGGTTCATCTAATATGTTTTGTTCTTTAAAATCAACACCAGTTTTAAATATTTTCATACATTTTTGGAAAATTTTCGATTCATTTAGGTATTCTTCGACTGTAATTTCGATAATTTCACCTTTTTTATATTTACTATAACCAGAAGAAATCAAAACAAGTTTATGTTGTTTATTAACAGTGTATGAATCACCTTTATATGCTTTAATTTCAAACATTTCATCGCTATTATGACATAAATCAGTCACATTTCTAACAGTCGAGTCGTCTCCCATGATTTTATCATTTAATTGAACATCCTCAACATTTTTAAGTGATCCGTCATACATAAGTATTTTAGTTCCTTTAGTGAAACATCCAGGTTTTCCTACAATAATTGTTTTACTACCACCAAAACTCTCAGTTTCTCCTAGTTGTTTAGTTGACGGTGCAATAATTTCTGGGTTAAGTTCTCTAATCTCTATTGTTTCAGTATTATCATCTGACATTTTGATTAATAGAAAGCCTTTTTTAAATTAAAAAAAATATTTTGAAAAAATGATTTGTATATATTATTTATGGTTATATAAATTTCTTTATAATTTAATATATTATAAAGAAAAATCAAAATGTAAATTAGTTTACTTTATCTTCCACAACAACTCCTTCGATTATTAAAGTCGACAAAATTTTCTGTCGATTTAAAAGTACTTATTTCTCTATTTAGAGTTACAGTATTTGATAATGTTAAATCGCTAGGTAAAGTTTCATCTTTTTGCATAGTGATTCCTTCAATTTCAAGACCGGCAGGTAATAAAGTTCCTTTAGGAATAATAGTTCCAGCAGATAGAATTACTCCGGGAGCTAGTTTACGATCGTTTGGAATTAATCCAGGTGGGACAATTGTTCCTGCTAAAAGAGTTTTATCTTTTTCAGTAATAGAGTAATCAGTTCTAGAAGGTTCTTCTGTTTTATGAGCTTGATCAAATGAACAGTTATTATAATTTGATGCTGTTCTGTAAGGTCCACATGCACCAGGTCTAGCAGATGTTCTATAATATAAACCATCTAGTTTTGTTTCCATGTATTCATTCATTTTTTATTTAATTAAATAAAAAATTAAATTAAAAAAAATAAATTAAAAAAAGCAAAAAAATATTATTGTTTGTATGGAATAACGTAATCAATTTTTAGTGTATGAATCGTTTGAGAATATTTAACAAATAAAAAATCATATGGAATAACAATTTTAAGTTCATTATCATTATTAGTCATAATATACATATCAGGATCTTCTGGGTCTTGAGACAGCATTAATTTCTTGGCTAATTTCATCATTGTTCTTCTTGCAGATAATAGATTGTTATCATAATAATAAGGTACACCATTAACCATGAGAATATATATTCTATCTTCATTATCTTCATCTTCATCATCTGATTCTAACTTAGGACAATTTTTCAAACTATTAAATGCGTTTCTCAATTTAATAATATCTTCGTTTTCTGGATTAAAATCATTATCTTCAATAATAGTTTGATTATCAGAAACATCAACTTGTGAATCATCATTAGGAGTATCATTAGGAGTATCAGTAGTAGAAACATCAACTTGTGAATCATCATTAGGAGTATCATTAAGAGTATCATTAGGAGTATCAGTAGTAGAAACATCATTAGGAGCATTAGTATAATCATTCGAAAGATTAATATAAGGTTCGTAATCAGTTTCATCATTTAGATTAATAGTTTCTACATCTTGATCAGTAAATCTAGGAATTATGTTAAACATCATATTATTTATATATAAATAAAGTTTTTTTTAAATAGATAAATAAATTAAATAAAAAAAAGTAAATGAAATAAAAATGAAAATTTAAAAAATATATTTATATAATATTATAAAATGAATTCAACAATGAAAAAATTTTTATGGGGTCATAGTGTTGAAGAATCAAGTTTGTATCATACTCATACGAGTATAGATCCAAAAGGAAAATATATGATTGGTAGTGATGCTATGGAAGATTTTTGGAAATTATACCAAGATTTATTAGAAGAAGATGATAATGTAGTCTTATCAATTACTGAATTACCTCAACCATATTTACCAGTATTAGCAGATTTTGACATTTCAATCACGGAAGATGAAGATATAGAAATAGGCGATACTTTATATACAGAAGAACATGTCAAAAATGTAATTAAAATATATCAAGACGTTTTAAGAAATACAGTAGATGATTGTACAGATGAGCAATTACTGTGTGGTTTATTAGAAAAGCCAATATCATCGACATATGATGAAAAGAAAGATATAACAGTATATAAAAGAGGTTTTCATTTACATTTTTTTAATGTATTTTTATCTACAAAAAGTCAGAAAGAGCATATAATCCCAAGAGTAATAAATGAACTGAAATCATTTAATGTATTTGAAGATTTAGGTGTATTAAGTTCAGATAAATTATTAGATGATTGTCATATAAAAAATCCATGGCTTTTATATGGTAGCCGTAAAAATGCATCAAAAGCACCTTATAAATTAACAAAAATATATAATGCTGAGTTAGAAGAAGTAGAAATAAATGAAGCCTTTAAACATTATCAAATCTTTGATAAAAATGAACAACTAATAAATATGAATGGTCGGGCGAAGTATTATTTACCAAGAATATTAAGTACAGCACCTCATGGACGTAAGACATCCGAGATAAAATATGGGATTATATCACCTTTAGCACAAAAGAATCAAAATGGAGGACCAGATAAAAAGAAAAAGGTATATGTTTCTGTAGCAGTACAAGATGCTTTGAAAATATCGGCGCAACTATTACCAATGTTAGCAGACCATAGAGTATCAGATCGAAATGAATGGATAAACATAGGATGGATACTGTTTAATATAAGTGAAGGTTCGGAAGAAGGCTTTAATCAATGGGTTGAATTTTCTGAAAGAGAACCTGATAAGTTTGATGAAGGTGTTTGTCAGAATGAATGGGATAAAATGACAAAGAAAGGATATACAATAGGTTCTTTAAAGCATTATGCGCAGATTGATAATCCTGAATTATATGGTAAATGGAAAGATGAGCATAGTAGACAGTTTACAAAGAAAATTCTCGATGATGGAACACATTATGACATAGCGATTTCATTATATGAAGATTATAGTAATGAATTTAGATTTGATATAAAAAGTGGTACATGGTATAGGTTTTACAATCATAAATGGAAGATTGAGCATGATGGAGCATCATTACAAGAAAGAATACCAAAAAATATTGTTGAAAAAATAGATACAGAGATAAATAAAACATTCTCATCACAGAATAATGGTGCTAATTTATCAGATAAAGCAGGTCAGAAGACATATACTGAAAAGATTAAACAGTATAATAAGGTAAAAGCGAATTGTAAAAGTGATTCATTTCAAAGTTGTGTGATGAAACAATGTAGAATAATCTTTAGGGATGAGAATTTCGAAGCAAAATTAGATCAAGATAAATATAAAATTGTATTTGGTAATGGTGTTTATGATTTAAAGAATAATGTATTTCGTTGTGGTCGTCCAGAAGATTATTTGAGTAAGTCAATGCCTATTGATTATATAGATTTTGACATGGATGATGATAAAGTTCGTTCAGTAGAACGATTTTTCGAACAAATCATGCCGAATATATCATTAAGAAGATATTTTATTGATCAAATGTCAGATATATTTGAGGGAGGAAATAAGAAAAAGACTGTACATTTCTGGACAGGTGAGGGTGATAATGGTAAATCTATTACACAATCTATATTTGAACAAATGTTTGGTAAATATGCAATTAAATTATCAACAACAGTAGCAACAGGTAAGAAAGTACAAAATGGCGCAGCTAATCCTGAATTAGCGAGAGCAGGTGGTGGTGTTAGATGGGCGGTAATGGAAGAACCAGATAAAACAGAAGAATTAAATATAGGAATATTAAAATCTATTTCTGGAGATGATAGTTATTTTGCTCGTGATTTGTTCCAAAAAGGTTCAGACGTGAAAGAAATTAAGCCAATGTTTAAGGTTACATTTATATCTAATGGTTTGCCATATGTTAAGAATTCCGATAAAGCATTTTGGAATCGTGTTCGTGTAGTACCGTTTGAGTCTACATTCGTTCGAGTAGATGATGAGAATCCAGCACCTGTTTCTTATGATGAACAAATGATGGAAAAGAGGTTTCCAAGAGATGAGAATTTTGGTGATAAGATACCTGGATTATTACAAGCATTTGCATGGTATTTATTAAAACATAGAGTGGAGTTGATTAAAGGAAAGAAGAAGAGGCAACCAGATCCAGAAATCGTACGAACAGCAACATTAGAGTATCAGAAGCAGAATGATGCGTATCGTAAATTTATTGATGAGAATTATGTTGCTGATTCTAAAGCGGTTCTTACTAGTATTGAATTGTATAATGATTTCAAACAATGGTATAAGGATGCTAATCCTGGAAGTGTTCTACCGATAAGAGCAGAGGTTGAGAAATACTTTACAAAGATATGGGGTGAGCCAATGGCAGGTATTAAATGGAGAGGGTATAGAAAGAAATCATTACAAGATGAAATTGCTTCTGGTGAAGCATTATATGTTGAGGAAGAAGATTTAGTTAATTATAATCCACCTTTATAAAAAAATTTATATTTTTATTTATTAAAATAAAAATGTTAAAGAAAAGTCGTCGTTTATCTTTAATAAAGAAAAGTCGTCGTCGTCGTTTATTTTCAATTAAGAAAAGTCGTCGTTTATTTTCAATTAAGAAAAGTCGTCGTTTATTTTCAATTAAGAAAAGTCGTCGTTTATCTTTAATAAAGAAAAGTCGTCGTCATCGTCGTTTATCTTTAATAAAGAAAAGTCGTTTTAAAAAAATATACGATGGTGTAAAAATTGATCCACCTCCACCAAAAAGTTTTAAAACAACTGTTACACCACCGGTTTCTATGAAATCAACTCGAATTGAATCAACACCACCGGTTTCTATGAAACCAACTTTAATTGAAACAACAGCAGATGTACCAAAAAGTTTTAAAACAAGTGCTATACCATCACTTTATATGAAATCAAAACCAACTAGAACATCACCACTTTATATGAAATCAACATCAATTGAATCAACACCGCCGGTTTCTATGAAACCAACTCCAACTGAAACAACAGCAGATGTACCAAAAAGTTTTAAAACAAGTGCTATATCATCACTTTATATGAAATCAAAACCAACTAAAACATCACCACTTTATATGAAATCAACATCAACTGAAACAACACCACCACTTTCTATGAAATCAAATCTAAGCGAAACAACACCAGTAGTTGCACCAAAAAGTTTTAAAACAACTGCTACACAACCGCTTTCTAAACGACCAAGTATGAAGAGATTACTTTCTGAAAGAACAATTTTAGAAGAAGAAGAAGAAAAAGCAAAAATATTAGAAACGTTAATAATACTTGACAATAATAAATCTGGAATAAAAAATTTAGGAAACACATGTTTTTGCGCATCAGTAATTCAATTATTGAGAGGTATGGGAATATTTTTTAAAACAGATATAAATATATTAAATTTAATAAAAATTCAATTTCCCGGATATGAAAATTCACAAGAAGATGCGTCTGAATTATTACAAAAAATACTTGATTTAATGAAAATAGTGATTTATGATAAATATCTTGAATATACTTTTGGATATGAAACTTCATTATATTTTAAATTAGATAATAAATATGAGAAAATTATTAAAAAACGACCTAATATAGAAGATTATACTATGTTACAAATTGATAATCAATATATAAATATTGAAGGTATATCTAATATGTCTCAACTTATCAATCTTATTATAAATAACGAAAATTATGAAAAAAATGATGAACTAATAAACATGCCAGATAGAGATGATTTAGAAGATATAAGTATACTTGATAGAATTCCTAACATTGAAAATAAGTATCAATCATATAATAAAAATGAATATATAATACCATCTAATAATAAATATATTGTAATTCATTTAAAACTTTTTAATTATAATTTAAAATCAAGATCAACAACTAAAATTAATAAAATTATTTTTCCAGATAATATTATAATTAATAATAACGATAATGTGAGATATGAATATGAACCGAAATCAATTATATATCATACTGGAAGTTATGGAGGAGGTCATTATACGAATTCAACTAAATATAATTCTGAGTGGTATTATTATGATGATAATAAAAAAATAACATATGAAGATTATAATCAAATGTTAAAAGATGCGAAAAATGATAAAAAACAATTTAGCAAATCATATAGTGCACAATTTACACCTTATATCATTTTATATAAAAAAAAATAATTTAAAATTGAATTTTTATAAATTAAATTTATAAAAAAAATATATAATAGAAAATATGTATGTCATTAAAAGATCTGGTTCTAAAGAAAATGTTCAATTTGATAAGATAACATCAAGATTGCAAAAATTATTATATGGTGGTTTAGATAAAGTTATTGATCCTGTTTTGATAACACAAAAGATATGTTCCCGTATATATACAGGTATAACAACTGTTGAATTAGATAATTTAGCAAGTCAGATATGTATGAGTATGATTACAGAACATCCTAATTTTGGTGATTTAGCAAGTCGTATAGTTATAAGTAATCATCAGAAAAACACTAAAGAAAGTATGTTGGATGTAGTAACAGAATTATATAATAATAGAGACATACACAATGTTTTGGCATCATTAGTAAACAATGAAATAGTTGACATTGTAACTAATCATGCTGAAGAAATAGAAAATATGATAGATATGAAAAGAGATTACTTATTAGATTATTTTGGTTTTAAAACATTAGAAAGGTCATATTTACTAAAAGTTAATAATGGAAAAACAAAGAAGATAGTAGAAAGACCACAACATTTATTCATGCGTGTGGCAATAGGAATTCATGGCGATGATTTGGAGAATGTAAAGAAAACATATGATAATATGTCTCTGAAGAGATATACACATGCTACACCAACATTATTTAATGCATCAACAAATCATTCACAATTATCATCATGTTTTCTGATAAATATTGAGGATTCTATTGAGGGAATATTTAAAACATATACTGATTGTGGGTTGATATCAAAGTGGGCAGGAGGTATCGGAGTTCATATATCAAATATTCGTTCAAAAGGGTCTTATATAAGAAAGACAGGAGGTAATAGTGATGGATTAGTACCATTGTTAAGAACTTTTAATAGCATCGCGCGGCAATTTAATCAAGGTGGTAAAAGATTAGGTTCATTTGCGATGTATTTAGAAGTACATCACGCAGATATATTTGAATTTTTAGAAGCAAAGAAGAATCAAGGAGCAGAAGAGGAACGTGCTCGTGATTTGTTTTATGCGTTGTGGGTATGTGATTTATTTATGTCTAAAGTAGAGAAGAATGGAGATTGGTATTTAATGGATCCAAACGAATCATATGGATTAAATGAAGTATATGGAGAAGAGTATGATGCACTTTATAATAGATATGTTGATGAAGGTAAATATAAAAAGAAGATAAAAGCACGTGAATTATGGGAAGCAATAATTAGTTCTCAAGTTGAAACAGGAACCCCTTATATATGTTATAAAGATCATGTTAATCGAAAGAGTAATCAAAAGAATATTGGTGTGATTAAGTCGAGTAATTTGTGTGCCGAAATAAATGAAGTAAGTAATGAGGATGAGACTTCCGTATGTAACCTAGGTTCGATTTGTCTTCCACAGGTTTTAGAATACGCTGATTTTAGAGATTCTGATAAATTATCACGATGGAAGAATGAATTATCACCACAACAGACACAATCAGCATCGTATTATGAAGATAGTGACTTGAAAATATATACAAGTCCAGACTGTGATTATTGTAAATTATTGAAAGTGTTGTTAAATGATTGCGGTTTGGATTATACTGAAATTGATAAAGATGAAGCAGAAAGTTTAAGAATATATACTAATTCTGAACCATTTGAGACTGTCCCACAATTATTTTCAGTAAAAGATTCAGAAGTGAAACATTTAGGAGGATATGATGATAATTGGAATATTTTATCACCAAAAATCAATTATAAGAAATTGAGTGAATTAGCATATGAATTAACAGTTAATTTAAATAAAGTAATTGATAGAAATTATTATCCTACAGAAAGAACAAAGAGGTCTAATATGAGACATAGACCAATAGGTTTAGGAGTACAAGGTTTAGCAGATGTATTTATGATATTAAAGTTACCATTTACATCAGATGAAGCAAGAAAGATAAATAAAGAATTATTTGAGACGATTTATTATGGTAGTATGTCAGCATCAATTGATATAGCAGAGATTGATGGTTCATATTCATCTTTTGCTGATTCACCATTATCAAAAGGACAGTTTCAATTCAATTTATGGGATATAAAAGATGAAGAATTATCAGGAAGATGGAATTGGCAAACTTTAAGAGAAAAAATGATGAGAACAGGAACTCGAAATAGTTTAAACATGGCATTGATGCCAACAGCGTCAACAGCAAGTATATTTGGAAATATTGAGAGTTTTGAGGCAATTACATCAAATTTATATACTCGAAATGTATTATCTGGAGTATTTACGATGATAAATAAATATTTGGTTAAAGATTTGATAAGTCTCGAGGTATGGGATCAAGATACAAAGGATCGATTATTATTTAATAAGGGGTCAGTTCAAAATATAAGAAAACTACCAAAATTTTTAAGAGAAGTGTATAAAACATCTTTTGAAATAGATCAGAAGTTAATAATAAAGATGAGTGCTGAAAGAGGAGCATTTGTGTGTCAAAGTCAATCGCTTAATTTGTTTTTTGATAAGCCAAGTTTTAAAGAGTTAACAGCGTGTCATTTTTATGGATGGAAGAATGGATTAAAAACCGGTTCTTATTATATTAGAACAAAGTCAGCTTTATCTGGACAAAATTTTGGTTTAGATCCAAATAAAGAAAAGATGTTAAAAGATGAAAAGATTGTAGAAGAAGATGAAGGATGTTTAAGTTGCGGAGCATAGAATAAATTATATTAACTTTAATTATTTTATAAAACTTATACAAGTTTTATAATAAAATTTTTATATTTATAACTTTAAGTGAATCAATCCATTCTGTTGGAGGTTTATATTTTTTTTCATTTTCAATTTCTTGTAAAGTAATTTTATTTTGTTTAATCAGATAGTCTTTTAAAGTAAATTCTTTTTTATTTCTGTCATCTCTGTTTTTATTATATCTATTTTTATTATCTGTTCTATTATGATTTTTAATATCAGTTTTTTTAATTTCTTTATCGTTGTTATTTTCTTTTGTTTCTTTATTATAATTTTTTTTCTTATACATATTACATTATAAGAAGTTAATTCTTTAAATTCTATAAAATAAAAATGAATTAAATTTATAAAATTATTAAAAATTTATATAAATGAGTATTTTAACAGATGATGATATATCTTTTATTGTAAAAGACATTAAAGCAAATTATGATAAATATAACCCTTTATTATCATCTTCACCGCCAGCACCTGTAATATATAAGATAAACAATTTTATATTTGAGGATGATTTAAATATTGATTTTAAACTTGTTCGTTTAGAAAAAAAAATAAAACTAATGATAACTATTACTAGTTATTATGATTCAATGCGTGAGGATGAAGAATATTATGAATGGTATGATACTATGTTATTAGTAAAAGATTTTATCACAAGTGATGGTAAAGATACAGATTTAGTAATAAAAAATATAGTTTTATTAATTTCTTCATTTAGATCAAATTATAGGTATTCTAAAATACTTGATAGTATAGATGAAAATTCTATTTCATTAAAAAAAGAGAGACGACATATTATTCTACATAAATTATGTAAAGAAAAAGAAATTGATACATGTTGTGTATGTTATGATCCAAATACAGTTACTACAGATTGTAATCATAATGTTTGTCGAAAATGTTATTCTAAAATAAAGTATATATTTGATGAAGAAACTGAATCTGACATGAAGTCATGTCCTATATGTAGACAACAGATTTAAAAAAATAAATTTATATTAATATGAATAATATAAATTTAGATTCAATTAAAAAAGGAGAAGATATATGTAATAAAAATCCGTTCTATAATACATTAAGTTTATTATTAAAGTATTTTTTTATAAATTGTAATGATATAAACATATTAGATTTGATAAGAGATGTAACAAAGTCAGAAATGGAATTCCAAGTATTTATGGTTTATAAAAATTATGCTGTTGATTTATATTTTCAAAATAAGGATTATTTCAATTCTAAAATTATGTCATATGAAGATATAATATATTCTATAATTAGTTTAATAAAAGAAAATTATGACATAAATCATAAAGTTATATCTCCATATATTACATCAATAGAAGAAAACAAAGATGAATTAATAAAAAATTATAATTATATAAAAACAACTTATTCAATAAAAACAGAAAATCTAAATAAAGTCACAGAATTGAATCATATTATACAATTATTAGAAGAAGCAAAAATATATGAACAAAAATCAATAAAAAATAGAGAATTAGCATTATCTAAACTTTATAATTTACATAATTCATTTAATAAAAGTATAGAAAATACAAATATAAAATTTTTAAAATAAATATTTTTAAACTTTTTAGTTTAAAAAATATTAAGAAATAGTACAACATAAATATTTTTGTTCTTTCATTCGTAAGATATTAATTTCATTATTAAGAACAATAATTTCATCATTTAATTTTTTATTCTTTATTAAAAGATTTTTTATCTCTTCGGTAACATTTTTCTCAAAAATTTCATCTCCAAGTGATAATTTTTTATGATTAGAATTATTACTATTTTCTGATAGAGAAGAAAATCTATTTTCAGATTCGATGAGTTGTTTTTCAAGTTCTTTAATTTGTTCAATAAATGAATTAATTTTATTAATATAAATTAAACAATCTTTTTGTAATTTTTCATTATTTTCTCTTTCTGTTTTTAGTTGTTCCGTTAATTCATCAATTTTGTTATTGTTTTCTATAATAATAACTTTTTTCTTTGGTTCTTCTTTATTATTTTCTTGTTCATCTTCTTCTTTCTCTTTTTTTAATTTATCTTCTTCAAATGATTTAATTTTCATTTCAAGAGACTTAATATGAATATCTTTCATAATTAAATCATTTTTGAATAAAACTAAATTATCTTCAGCTTTTTGTAAATCAATTTTTGAAACATGAAGTTTGTTATTGCTTTCATTTAATTTTTTATTAAGATCACTAGAATGTCCCTTTTCAAATTTAAGTTTATTTTCTAAAATGATAATTTCATCATCGGCCTCATTTAATTTATCTTTTAGATTTTGAATTCTATTATTATTATTTTCTGTTTTCATTTAATTATAGATATTTAAATTTTAAATAAGATTTAATTTCTTAAAATTTTCTTTTAATAAAATAATTTCATTTGATTGTAATGTTTTCTCTGGATAGACAATATTAAATTTAATTTTCATGTTACCTCTTTCATTTTTATCATTTACTAATCCTTTTTCAATAATAATATATTCTTTATTTGGATTAATAATTCCAAATTTACTAATATTTAATTCAATAATTTCATCAAAATAAGTTATTTTTATATCTTTTCCAATAATTGTCTCAAAAATATTTATATTTGTATTATATATAAGATTTAAATTATCCCTTATAAATAAATTATGTGATTCTATTTCTATTTTAATAATAAAATTACCTGAACGTTCATTTGGACGTGTAGCTTGTTCACCAAATTCTTCATAAACATATTCTTTACCATTTTCTACGCCTCTAGGAATATTTAATTCAATTAATTTTTCTTTAAATTTAAATCCAGAAGATTCACAATCATTACAAGTAATACTAGCGTTTCTAATCATTCCGTTTCCACTACAATTATTACATGATTGTTGCATAAAATGAATCATAGGGCCTATTTGAACTCTTTGACCTTGTACTGATCCAGAACCATTGCATATATTACATATAATTCTACAATTAGGACATGTATATTTCTTTTTAATATTAAAATTTTTTTTCATACCATAATAAACATCATATAAATTAATTTTTAAATTATAATATTCATCATTCTTCTTATTATTATGATTCTGAGGCATAAAATTAAAGTTAAACATATTAAAAGGAAATCCACCTCCTTGTTGTTGAAAAAATGGTGGAACAGTATTATTATTTCTATTATCGTAATTAAATCGTTTATCATCATCATAGAGATTTTCATATGCTTCTTGTATTTTTTGAAATTTTTCTTTTGAATTATTATCAGTATTTTTATCAGGATGATATACTTTAGCAAGTTTTCTATAAGCATTTTTTATATCTTCTTTTGATGCATTTTTAGAAATACCCAGAGTATCATAATAAGTTTCCATTTTATATATAATTATATTTGTAAAACATTTAAATATAAATTTAAATTTAATAAATTAAAATATATCCTTATAATAAATGGGAGTTAAAATTAGTTTATTTGGAAAATCTTCGGACCAAAAAACTAGTTACGACGATACAATGTGTGTAGTTGATGTTGAGGATGATTATAATATTATTATAAGCAATAATACCATGAGTAATCCGATAAATATTGTTAAAAACACTATCCCTAATAAATTAGAACCATTACCAATTGATATAGTTGATAAAACAGATTCAAATCGATCATTACCAATTAATATTATTGATAAAAATAGTGTAGAAGAAATAAATATTTCAAATTCACCTCAATTTTCAATGTCACCTCCAGTTAATGATGACAAAAATAAAAAGAAGAAAAATAAAAAAAAGAAAAAAAGAAAGACTGATTAATTATATTTTATATTTAAAAAAATATAAAATTATATTTAATTTCAACTTATGGAAATATTTTTTATGAAGTTTTAGGTGATGGCGACGGTGTTGAAAACATAAATTTTCTACGTGTTAAAGATGGTGTTTTAGGTGAAGGCGATGGTGTTGTAGACATTATTAATTTTTTAGTTGGTGAAAATGCGGTTTTATCAGGAGATATTTCTTCTGAACGCATTCTTTTAGTTGCTGTTCGACGAAAACTTAATGGTTTTTTAATACCTGAAACAGATAAAGGTTCATCTATAATTTTTTCCAGAACTGAAATAATATTATTTTTTTTATCAATATTTATTGCATTTTTTCCTAATATCAATTTAATAATATTTATATTTTTGATATCATCATCCAGAAAATAAATATTTTGTTTGTTCTTATTATCTTTAATTATTTGTTCTATTGTTATTTGTTTATAATCAGGATAAAAAGAAGAATCATTAGTACTATTATATTTTTTTTTAAACTTTTGTTTTTCTTCACGATTTAAATTGTTTATATATTGATTTTTACACTCAGAATATCCATAAATATCTTTAAAAAGACTATTAAAAATATTATCGATTACATATTTTATATACTTTTTTTCTCCCATTGAAATTATATAAAATATATAGTCATTACTTTTTAATTTTGTTAAAAGATCAAATATTAAAGTATATTTTTTACTATCTTTCCATAACTTTTTAATTAATTCATCTTTACTCATACCCTCAACTGATTCATCACTATGAATATCAATTAATGTTTCATCGAAATCAAAAAATATAATTTTATCATCATCTCCACCATCATATATTTTTTTTAATTTAAAACTTCTTTTTTTAATAATCTTACTTCTTC